TAATCACAAAAGCCGCCGGCGTCTAGCTTGTCACGTACAATAATTTTAATAGATAAGTGTTTGGTCAATTGTGGGGACATTAAATTTTTGGCAAATGAATCGGCAGCTAACTTTAGTAAATACACTAACATTCTATCTCTTGCATTTCTAACGGAAACCTTCATTTTATTGTCCTCCACTTTTATTTATAACGCTTTAGTCGGTGAAGTGATTCGGTTCCTCACCATATAGTTTAGATAAATTCTCGCCGTAAACTTCACTCTCAGATTTCAATATACTATCTGTAGATGATCTAGGTCCGTTTTCAATGACTTCTTGCAGAAACCCTGGCTTATTTGTTTCAATAAGTGTTTCGGGATTTGTTTTAGTTTGCATTAGTTTCTCCTGTTGAGTTACAAATAATATTTAGCCTATTATCGTTTTGGATAAAATGATTTGTTCACCAGACATTTTCCATTCCAAAGTATCGCCTTCTACCCATTGAACTTGTTTAAGAAGATCCTCGGGCAATTCAATAATAAATTCGCCAGGTTGATCTGGATCATCTTGTACAATGGTGTGCCAAACCTTATCATTCATTTTAGCACTTTTCTAATTCGTTTGCTTCTTTAAGCAATGTAGTTACTTCGTCTAGATTAGAACATAAGATTTTTACGTTTGTCCAATCATCGTCAAGCCCTCTTCCGCTGACTTCAACCATATATCCGTTGTCATATAAATTGATAGTTATTGAATCGTTAACTTTTGATAGTTTGTCGCTAATTTTTTTAACTTGTTTCTTTGTCATTTTATTTCCTTTAAGTCCAAAGTGCGTGTCTAATTTTAATGAGGCGAATCAACATTGCTTCATCCTCTGCCATATATTCTGCTTCAATTTTATGTGACAAATCTAAAGCAGTCATACATTCTTTTCGTTCTTCTTCTGTTTCATTTTCGTGACCCCATAGATCACCTCCAGCTTTTTGCCTACGTTTTTCGCAATATGCAGACCATCCGCTTGCTTCATGGGCATCTGGTCTTTTAGGGTATACTGTAGTCCACCACAAGTAAAGTTCTTTAATTTCTTTTGCAGAAGATGCTTGACTTGTGTCTTCCACTTTACCATTTTCATCTTCATGGGTAAGTGTTGCCGCCCAATCAAGATGATCTAAACCAGCTTGAGGACTACGCCATGTTCTCCAACGGAACCAACCTTTGGCATAGAATGGGGGATTATATTTTTTAGTTGCTTCGTCATCCCATGCAATATGCAACCAAGCTGTTTCTACCTCAACAAACTCCACAAGCTCATTGAATAAGCAAGGCAAAAAGCGATTACCCACGTCTTGCCACTGACCAGGTTTGATGTCTCTGGGATGTGCAGTAAGACTGTTAGTGCGAGTAACCCAACGATTGTTAATGTAATATTTTGCATTGTATAATGTATCCATCGGTAACCGAATAAAGGTTTGGATTTTATCAAGACCTTCTTCTACAATCCAATAACGAATTGGATGTTTTTCTTTTGCGTCTTTTTCCCAGTTATGCCAACCAGAACTAGTTGCAGACGTAGGCTTAATGCTACCTCGAATCCAATTCGCAATGTTTGTGTTTGACCAATATTGTTTCATTTTTATAACTTTATAGATGAGAAATCTCTAGACCGTTTATTAAACGCATCTCCTATATTATAATTGCTTTTTTGTGGTTTGTCAACTCTATCGATATCCAAATTGGCATCTGTTAGTCCTTTTTGAGCAGACTGTTCCAAATCATATAATTTCATCTTAGATCTATCAACACCAATCATAAATCGTTTATTAGCTGTCGGGTCATTATATCGATTCTTCAATTGCTTAACCATAATCTGATTTGTTTGTTCAAGTTCCTCAGTCGAAATCAAAGCAAACATAAAGTCAACTGTTGCAGGCAAACCAAAAGATTCAGATGTATCTGTTAGTTCAACATCTGTATTTCCATACCCACTTCGAGTTGTCTGTGTAGCTGATAGAATCGGAAGATCTTCTTCAACCGCCAAACCACGAAGTTCTTCTGCAATAGACTTAATCAAAGTATAAGAATTAATATTTGAACCAGATTTGAATCTTGAACTCGAACAAATATTCAAGTAGTCAATAATAATCATTGCAGGTTTAAATTGTTTCTTTAGTTGCAATTCATTTAACAAAGCCTTAAAGTGTCCAGTATGTGCGCCAGCAGTAGGATATTCTTTAATGATTAATCTGCCTTCAGTCTTGTTTCTAATCTTTTCAATTCGATTGTCAAATATAGACTTCGGCAAATCTTTCAATTGATCCAAAGTAATATTCATTAAGTTCGCATCAATACGTTCCGCAATTCTTTCTTCAGCCATCTCAAGAGTAATATACAAAACATTCTTACCTTGAGCCAAAGTCGATGCTGCTACGTGACACATGAACAAAGACTTACCAACACCTGTACCTGCAAGAACAACATTCAATGTCTTATTAGGCAACCCGCCATTTGTGATCTTGTTAAAATACTCAAGATCAAAGGGTGTTCTTGATTCTACCCTATGATAAAATTCATATCGACTATCTGCATTCTCAATATAATCATGTCCAACATTGTTGTCAAAACAAACACCAAGTGCATCCTGCAATAATTGAGGAATACCATCTTGAGTCTTGGCCGCATCTCTACCATCAATGATTGCAATTGAATTTAAAATTGCGTTATAAATTGCTTTGTCTTTACAGAACTTTTCAGTCTCTTTGTAGAGCCAATCTTTATTGTGTTCTGTAGGGTTTAGCTCTTGAATGATACCTGCAACTTCTTTGTACTGTTCTTCATTTAAAGTTTTATCATTTTGAAGTGCAACAATCAAAGCATCTTTGTTCGGAGGTGTATTATACTCATCTATAAACGCTTTGACTCTATCAAAAATTAATCGATCACTATTTTCTAAAAAATAATCCCGCTTTAAGAAAGGGATTACTTTTCTCATATACGCATCATCTGTTACCAGGTTTTGCAGAATCACCTGTTCGATTTTCGAATTCATTAATTGCCTTTGCTAATATATCGTTAATTATGTCTGCTACCACGCCGTTGAACTCTGCAGAATTTAAATCTTCTTCTGTTTTTCCTTTTGGTCTTTGGACAAAGTTGAAGTCAAGTGCAACGGTTCCGTCGTCAGATTTATCATCCATCTCGACGGAATTAATACTGATGATTGTTCCGGTATAATTACCTTCCAGAAGTTTGAAACCCCATAGATCACCTTTTTCATTTTTAATTGCCCACGGTTCATACTTCACTGGCATTTGTAAATTCCTCATCCAAATCAATGTTACTAAAGCTAGCACCTAACATCTCGCCACCTGCGATACGATACTTGTTCTCAATAAAAGTTCTGAAGTCTTGCGATGTAATAATTGGTAACCAAAACTCTTTAGTGTATGTGTCTTTAAGTCTAAGCTTCTTGTCCGATACTACACCGGTCTCTTTATTGACCGAAGAATACCAACCATTAGATGGCTTAATAACAAACCCACCTTCAAGTGCTACATCCAATAGACCAGACCATTTGCTAATACCACCTTCGAATGTAACTTCAACTGGAATCTTAGACTTCTCACGAACAAACCTAGACTTCTCAACATTGATAATAAAGTTATATCCAATAACTTCTGTACCTTCTTTTTCTTGTTGACGACCAATAATAAAGATTTGATCTGCAGAATAATAAATGCCTGTACCGCCTGAAACAATTTGTTTAGGGAACAAACCAATTTCAGAATAAGTATGATTAACAACAACCATTGGAATATCTTTAATAGTCAAGTGAGGTGTAATCATTCTGAATAAAGACTTCATCTGTTTAGCGCGAGTCATATCTGCAACAGACTTGCCTTCAAGTGCATCATCAACTTCTTTCTTTGAAGCTAGATTACCTACTGAATCAACTACAATTATAACATGATCGCCACGCTCTACATTGTTAATTTGGCTCATCACATCAAATTTAAGTTGTTCAATGTCAGTAATAGGAGTGTGCAAAACACGCCCAGGATCAATTCCAAAGTTGTCAAAGTAGGATTGAGGTGAACCAAATTCTGAATCATAGAATAAAACGACAGCATCCTCATACTTATCCAAATAGGCTTTGGCAAGCAATAACGAGAATGCTGTTTTAAAATGTTTAGATGGACCTGCAAATACTGTGAGACCCGGAGTCAACCCGCCCTCAAGACTTCCAGACATCGCGACGTTAACCATAGGAACAGAGGTTTGAATCATATCCTTCTTTGCAAAGAATTTGGATTTGCTCAAAGTTTCTGTTTCTTTGATTGTCGAATTTTTCTTTAATTTTTCAAGTAACGACATAATAACTCCTTAAGTAATTTCAATATTATAATATAACCATGACAAAAAGTCAATAGTTAGTTGCACCAACTTTGTTTGGCATCTCCGTAATATTCACGGGCGAATCCGTTTTTAATTAATTCTGCTCTTAGGCTTACACCGTTTAGAATTAGATCACCTAAAACACGTCCACCGAATTTATCCCAACCATATAACATGACTTGATGTTTTTGTGTGGAATTTATTGCATTTTTGGTAAACACACTAGCAGCTTCTCCGCGTTGTTTTTCCAAATCGCATTGTCCTCTAAATCCCTTTTCGGGAGTATCTACTCCAAATACTCGAACGGCAATTTCTGGTTTGATGGGTGCAGGCAAATACGGTGCAGCAATAACTACAGTATCTCCGTCTGTCACTCTTATAATGTTAGCATCATATAATACTCCTTTTGGAGTCTTTTGAGCATAACTTGTAGATGCACATAATAGAAATGCAAGTGTTAATAATAATTTTTTCATGCGAATAATCCTTCCAATGTTGCTTGTGGCTTTGCAGACCAACCCACACCATTCAATATTGTTGTTAACGGTTCAAGAAATGATTTCTCAAACATTGTGTCATAATCTACATACTGCTTCAAATTGAACTCTTCAGGAATCACATTGATAAAAGCAATACAATTTTCTTTAATCAAGTTTGGTTCTTTTAAGTAAATGAATTTGATCTTATCGCCTTCACTTATAAGTTCATACTTTTTATCTATTTGCTTTTCTTTTAAATAGAAGTTATACAGCAAGGCTCCCCGAACGTGCATTGGAGTAGCTGGTTTATAAATAGATGATCTATCTGTATATTTATCGACTCCATTTACACCTCTAGGGAATGCGATTAATTCTGGTTCTAATTTACGATACTTAGTTTCAAACTCTCGAATGTAATCTTGTAGCTCTTGTTCTGTTCCGGTCAATGCCAATTTAACTGCCTGCTTCAACGCGTCTCGTACAGGTTCGGGAGTAGATGATCTAACAATCTCCAATCCCATAACCTTTAGCTTTGGTTCCTTATATTGAACACCCTCATTGTTATAAACATTTAAAGCATATCGTTTCTTAGCAACCCAAATGCCTCGATCTGCAATAACCTCACGCTTAAAATAAATCTTTGTCTCAAAGGCATTAGTATATTCTGCAAGCATATCGCATGACTTGTTAATTGCCTTTTCAATCTTCTCATTACAAATCTTATCGAGAATCTCTACGATCTTTTCTTTTGGTTGATCTTTGTAGAACTTTTGAACCAATGGGTCAAGTGTAATATAACACGCATCTGTATCTGAATAGAATGAATAAATGTGATCTTTTGTGTCACACACTTTGTTCAAATACTCATTCAATGCTGCACCCACAGTCTGAATAATATACTGTCCGGTCAACGTAATACCTTCAGCAATATTTGAATCATAGAATCTAAAAAACTCATTGCCCCATGCACCAAACAAAGAGTTTAATTGAATCTTACGAGCCATCTGAAAGTTGTTATATTTTGCAATCTCTTTTTGCCACTTCTTATCTTTTGATTCTTCATACTTAGATTGAGCGACCAACATCAACTTCTTATACTTTTGTCGATCGTCAAATAACTTCTGAACAATCTCGGGAAACAATCCTTGCTTCTCTCTGGTATAGCAAAAGCCATTTGCAGACATACAATAGTTGTTATCTTTTAGATCATCTAGATTGATAGATTGTTTTAACAATGAATTTACATCTGCATTTTTTGTTGCTTTTCTAATTTGTGTTTCTGGCGACAAATTATACTGCATAATAATACTAGGATACAGACTTGT